TAAGTATGTCCTCCATGTTGAACAGTCGATATCAAACATCAGCATGTCTTCCAAGAACCTAGCCATCGTCCTAATAGCTACGTCCTCAGATTCCTCTTGCGTTGCAAATCCTATGCGGTAACAGAGGATGTCGCCATCAATCAGTGCGATCACAGAGTCTCTTCATCCTCAGCCATCTCATTGACTTCAGGTGCTTCGTACTTATTCAAGTCAGTGACAACTAACTTGGCAATACTCAGCGACATACCTGACTGACCAGTCGGTGACTTCCAAGAGTAAGGCTTGACCATGAGGCTAGCTTTCGAGCCATTGCCTACCTTGATGCTTGATGGAATCACGTCACCATTCTTGTCGTAAGGTGTGATCTCGTAGTTCTTAGACTTGCAGGTAATGAAGAAACCTTTCTCTGGCTTGTTCGCATCCTGACGTACAGTCACCCCAGTCTTCTCAATGGCATCAACTTGATCCGCATCGAGGTTGACAATATCTACTTGATACTTACCGCTGAGCTTGTTGCGCTCATACAAGAAGGGCCACATCAACTCGACATCATCAAGTTTAAATACTTCACTCATACTTTTCTCCTATGGAAGTAAGAAAGAACATATATTATATCACACAGTGTTAGTGTGTGTCAAACCAATTGTTACCTATTTTTGATTCAGCATCTACACGACACCGAACCCCCAAGACCTTACCTGCTAGAGTAGCAGATGTAGTCATCCACATTGCAACATCCTCAGCATCTCTCTGCGATGTTTCAATTTGAATCTCATCATGTACAAATGCAACCTGCCGCACAGGTAAGCGAAATCGCTTGAACTGTTTGTGTGCTTCAATACACCACTGCTTTGCAATGATAGCCCCACAACCTTGAAGGAGGCTGTTGAGTGCGGCATGCTCAGATCTAACAATGATTCTTCTACCGTCCAACCCCGGTACGTACCCTTTGACCGCCACTTTCTTAACTTTTTCCATGAGCCTTGATAGCGCAGGGGTGTTAGCATAAAAGCGAGACAAGACCTCTTGCCCTTCACGCGCACCTCCCCCGACAATACTACCAATCTTTGCGGGTCCCGCGCCGTAAAGGGTTGCATAGATGAGAGTCTTAGCCTGCGGCCTCGTAATGCCTGCGGCATCTGCGTTCTTCTGATGGATATCTCCATTCAATAACTCCTCTGTCCATTCATCATCTTGCATGTAATGAGCGAGACATCTCAACTCGATCCCAGAAAGGTCTGTCCCAACAAGAACATTCCCGTCAGTTACCCCCCATAACGCCCTACATTCAGCACCATACTCACTGTTGACACTAGGGATCTGACCCATGTTTGGTTTCTGATGCGTCATGCGTCCAGTCACAGCACCGTTAGTGATCACCCTACCGTGTACCCTACCGTCATCCTTGACGTTATCAATCCATGACTCAAGCAAACCAACACGCTTCTGTATCATCAGGTACTCAGCAATCAACTGTGCTTCAGGTAAGTCAATACCTTTGAGTGTCCCTTCATCAACTATGATAGTGCCTTTCTCAGTCGTCTTAGTAAACTTAACGCCACGTTCCTGCAGACGCTCTGCGATTTGCTTGCGTGATCCCACATTGAATACGGTAACCCTGTCCTTGAGTTGCTTGCCTGTCTTCTCTGACCAACGCTCTTCCACAATCGGAGGAAATATATTTTGCAAGTGATCAGTAATATCAGACATTCGATCCTTAAGTTGAGCCAATAAAGAGATAGCATCTTTCTCGTTGAGTTTAAATCCATTGTCTTCCTGCCTCTTCATGATCCATGCAATACGATGTTCTAGTTCGACTGAGTATCCATAATCCTTCAACTCTTTGTCTAGCTTCTCGTACAACAGCGTTGTCACATGAACATCCTGACGACAATAAGTGACCATCTCTTGTGTCAGACCACCATCAAAGTCAGTGAACTCATCCTTGAAATCACCAAGCCTTTGACCCCACATGCGTAGACTATGGCCACCCTCCAACTGTGGATTCCATAGCCTTGACATGACCAATGTATCACGCACTTTACGTACAGGGATCTTGATACCCCATAGCTTGGACAACAGCGGTCCATCAAAGCCAATGATGTTGTGACCAACAATGATGTCAGCTTCTTTGATCAGGTCTTGAAGTCCACCTTGTCCATGAGTAAATACATTACCGTCTCTCGCAGGAAACCAATTACCCTTGGTCACACAACACCAGATGGTGTCATGCGCGAGGTTGGTTTCAATGTCGAGTACCAATACCTTCATTATAACTCCTCTTCATTTACCTCAGTCATTCTACCAGTATGTCGAGAGTAAAGTAACGCAGACGCAGGACCAGTCGTGCCGCTGAATCTGTTCTTCAGTACACGCACACGGGTAGTGTTACGTTCTGTCTCATCATCTGCTTGACCGTTGCGCTCCAGTCCAATCACCATGTCAGATAACTGAGCGATAGAGCCAGACCCACGTAGTTGTGCCAGTGACGTAGCCGCACCCTCTTCATGCCCCTTAGAGTCAGGACGCTTGAGGTGTGACACTACAATCAAGGCTACGCCTGTCTCTTGCACAAGCATACGTAGCTTGGTCATGATCTCGTCTATGGCTTTTCGTTCATCACCACTGGCTTGAGCAGAGACCACGATACTAATATGATCAAGGAATATGTAACTACACCCCAGTCCCTTGGCAAGATACCGCACTCGATGAATAATGTTATCAACACTGGTGCTACCAAAGTGATCGAACAGATATATACGATCAGTACCAAGCGTTCTCTGGAATGCATCCTTCTTGTCCTCTGCTGTTGCATCTGAGTCTGGTAGATGCAGTGGTTGGTTAGCCGCAAGAGACATGAGGGATAGACCTGTCTTACGTACTGACTCCTCCAAGAACATCAGACCTAGGTTGTCCTCTGTCTTGTTGAGTACATGCCACACAATCTCCCGCACAAACTGTGACTTACCTAGACCAGAGCCTGCAGTGATCGTCACTAGCTCACCCTTGCGTATGCCGTAGGTCAGATCATTGACACCTGCAAAAGGATACTCGCAGTCAGCAGGTGCAAGAGGTTTCATCACATCGTCATACAGACTACTGCCCACAATGATGCCATCAGGTACATGCTGTTCAGATGCCCACCACTTGTCGGAGAACTCCTTCATCTTCTTCTGTTGAAGATAGTCACATGCGTCCTTCATACCCTCAAGATGCTTGAACACCTTGGCCTTACTACCAAAGACTTCTGCAACCTGTGATGCCGCCTTCTGCCCTGCTTCATCAGAGTCAAAGCAGATCACCACATTGTCGAATGAATCAAGCCACTCATAATGCTTGCGTACATCCTTGGCGGCAGAGGCCGCACCATTGCGGATAGATACCACGGGGTACTTTGACCCAAGCATCTGGTATGCCGCCATCGCATCGAACTCACCCTCGACAATGGTAACGAACTTGCCACCCTTGCTGAAGAGATTCTGCCCGTACAAGACGGCACTCGCCCAGTCACCACCGATAGTGAACCGCTTCTGATCATCCCTATGTTTACCTGCCACAATTGTGCCTGTGCTGTCGGTATAATAGAAATGATACTGTCCAAGGTTATCCCTCCAACACTTGTATGCTGTCGCAGTATCACTGCTGATACCACGCTCGATCAGTGTTCGGTAGTTAATATTGTCCGGCATATCTAGTTTCTTTGCTTCCACCTGTACCTCCCTATGGGTTGGTGTGTAATCGTCTCCCTGCGGGGCTGTACGTGCCTCACAGACAAAGCAATGAGTCCATCCATCATCATTGAGTGACAGACCATCGCTTGAGCCACAGTCATTGCATGGTAGGTGCGTCTTTACAAAAGGCAATCTCATTCTCCTTGTAATAATTACACAACATCCTGAGTGCGTGCGCTTCTTTGTTGTCCTCACAGTAGTCAGCGAGAGACTGAAGAGAACGCAACAGACCATGTTTATAAATCATATCACAACAATCCACAAGAGTGGTGTGCAAGTTGTGTTCTTCCATCGCTAGAGTAAACTCTTCTTCAGGTATATTAAAGATATT